GGGTAGCCGTCCTCGCCGCGCTCGAATCCCCGACCGCCCTTGCTCGCCTGCTCGTGGCGCGCGAAAAACGAGTGCATCCGACGCACGACGCTGAGCGACATCGAGCGCCCCGCGGCGATGTCCGTCGCGCGGCCACGCCCGATCGACGTGCCGCCCCGGTCGTGCTCCTCGACCCACGCCAGTCCGCGCCGGGCCTCCGCGCGCATCGCCTCCGTAGGCTTGTACGTCTCCGCGTCCTCGGTCTCGTCGGTGGGCGCGTCGTCGGGGTCCGCGCTGCGAATCGCAGCGGCCTCGGTCAGCGACTCGTCGAGCGCGATCCCCTCGGAGCCGTCCGCGAATCGCGACGTGCGGACCTCCATCGGGTCGAGCACGCCAGCTTGGATCAGCGAGATGTCGGCCTTGGTCCGGCGCTCGTAGATCTCCGCGCGCTCGGCCTCGCTCGGCTCCGAGAACGGACGCGGGCGCAGCTCGTAGTCGAGCACGCGGCCACCCGTCGGGCCGTCGGTGGTCCGCATCAGCACATCGACGATCCGCCGGAGCGCAGGCTCCGCGTCCTCGCGCTGCAGCGTGCGGACGCGCTCGTAGTACGTGGACTGGTCGGTCTGCGCGCCCGCGCGCGTCGTGCCCATCTGCTGGCCGAAGATCACCGCCTGCGGCATACGGATCGCGCCGGCGACGTCCGAGCGCAGCGTCTCGACGACCTGGTGCAGACCCTGCACGGGCAGGCCCATGTTTGAGAGCTCCTCGATCGCGCCGTCGATCAGCACCGTCTCGCCGAGCACCATCCCGTCGCGGAGCTGCTGCAGCCGGGTCCGTAGTGCTGCGGTGCCGTCGTCGGACGAGAGCACCTCGCCGAGCCCCTGTGCAGACAGGACGGTCGTCGCGAACCGCTCGACCGCCCGCGCGGCGTTGCGCGCCGCCTGCTGGTAGCCCGCGATCGCGTGCCAGCCGGCCGTCAGCACCGAGTCGCCCCAGCCGTCGCGCCCCTCCGCCTGATCCTCGGGCAGCGGCTCGCCGAGCACGGGCACGACGCGCGAGCGGTGCGCGTAGACCGTCCCGCCGCGCGTGAACGAGATCGCGTAGGTCTCCGGGATCCCGCCCTCGAGCTGCGTGACGTCGCCGCCGACGGGCCAGCAGTAGCGGGCGTCGGCCACGCGAGTGAACAGCAGCCGCCCCGGTCGCTCGGGCATCGGCTCGCTCAGCGGCAGGCCGTCGTCGGTGATCAGCAGGATCGCCGCGCCGCCGTACAGCCGCGACCAGATCAGCGCCTGACGGAGCGCCAGATCCGCGCCGTGCATCTCGTGGCGACCGTGCACGAGCCGCACGTCTCGCAGGGCTGCTCGCACGTCGTCGAGCGCGTCGGCGTCCGCGTCGCTGCCGACGAGATCCCAGCCGGCGCGGGTCGCGTCCTCGGCGGGGCGAGCCACGAACAGCCGGGCGATCCAGTCCTCGCGGAACGCGGCGGTCAGCTCGGACGACGGCGGGATCTTGCCGCGCGCGAACGAGAGGCGATCGCCGGAGTACGAGGAGAACGGCGAGGAGCCGGACTGCAGGCCGGTCCAGCGGTCGACGCGCTGCAGGTAGGGGTTTTGTTTGACGGGTGCTTTCGACATCGCGCGCGCTCCTATACCTCGCACGGGGCAGGGTATACGGGGGGCGCGGTGGTGTATAGCTACAGCAGCGCGCCTTGGGTGCGAGCGAGCATCGCGCGGGTCCGCTCGACGTGCGCGGCGTCGAGCTCGCAAGACACCCAGCGGCGGGCGAGGTCGCGCGGCATGGCCTCGCAGCAGCGGGCGACCGGCGACGAGCCGCCGAACGGCTCGAAGATCAGCTCGCCGGGCTTGGTCAGGACGTCGATTAGGCGGCGGGTCAGCGCGGGTGGCTTCTCGCACGGGTGGCCGTGCCGGCGCTCGCTGAGCGTTGGCGGCGTCTCGCGCCAGACCGATCCGATGATGCTGCCGAGGTTGAACGGTGCCCGGAGCCGCTCGTACTCCGCGCGCAGGTGCTCGTACTCCGCGCGCAGGTGCTCGTAAGTCGCGCCAAGGCCCGGCGCGTCAGGGTGGACAAGCCACGGTAGGCCGTCGGGCTCGCGCCCGTGCTCAGCAGCGTAGGCGGCGAGCTGCTGGTACGCCTCCCACGTCGGGAGCGCCCACTGCGACGCGCCGAAGTAGTGCCCGGCCATCCCGTTGGTGCCCATCGCCTTGTCGGCCTCGGAGCGTTTCAGCCCCGCCGCCTTCCACTGCTCGCCGAGCCAGACGCGAATCCAGTTGCGGTCGCTCGCGCCGGCGGCATAGGCGACGGTCGTCGCGGCGCACGTCGGGGCCTGTAGCTCGTCGCGCTGGTAGATGCCGCACACCTCGTGCGTTTGGGGCCACGAGCGCAGGGTGTCGGGGTCGGCGCGCATGGCGGTCGTCGCGTTGCCCTTGTCCCAGACCACCGAGCCGCAGAAGCGCCAGCCGCGCGCGGTCAGGTCGGTGTGCAGCCATGCCCACGACTCGGAACGACCCCAGACGACGAGCGACGCGGACGCCATCGCCACGCGGTCGAAGGCGTCGAAGAACGGCGCGTACCACTCGACGAGCGCCGAGCCCTTCGCGCGGTCCCAATCGCCAAAGTCGAGACCATAGGGGCCGTCGCAGTAGACGAGCCGCGCGCTGCCCTCGGGCATTTCGGCGGCGACCTCGATCGCGTCTCGGTTGTGCAGCGTTCCGGTCATCGTCGCAACCCGTACAGCGACGACAGAGCCGCGCGCTTGCGCCCCTCGTCACGCGCGCCGATGTAGGCGAGCGCCTGCGAGGTGCTGTCGACCTGGTCGTCGTTCGGCGCGTCGGGGAACCCGAGCAGCTCGCTCTCGTAGTCCAGCAGCCACGGCGCAGAGCGCGGCAGCCACACGCGCCGCGTCTCAAACCACGGCGTCTGCACGGCCATCCGCGCGGCCTTGTCTGCCGTCGGCGAGACCTCGTGGATCGACGCGCGCACCTCGCGCGAGTGACGCAGCCGGTCGATCAGCGCCGAGCCGTTTGCCTTGTCCTCGACGACGATCACCGACGGATCCCACCGAGCCGCGAGCGACAGGGCCGCGCGCTCGAGCTCGCCGAACGACGCACGCTGTCGCCACACGTCGAGCAGATGCACCGATCGATCCTCGTTCTCGCCCCACGTCGTGCAGACGTTGAAGTCGGCGGCCTGCGTGCCCTTCATCGCGCAGTCCCACGACTGGACGACGCGACGGAACGCATCGGGCTGGTGGCCGTAGCGGGGCGCGGCGCGGATCCACTCGGTGCGGATCAGGTTGCCCTCGCGGCTCGCGTCCCAGTCGCCCTCGAGCCACGCCCGGAGCTTCCACGGCTGACCCGCGCACGCGGCGCGGATCCGGTCCATGTACGCCGGATCGGCCATCAGCGACGGGTTGTCCTCCAGCCGCGACGGGATGTAGACCCGCCACTGGCTCGGCGAGCGCGGATCGTGTCCGGGGATCTCCCGTGGCACGTTCGGCTCCGCGCCCTCGACGTACCGCTCGCGCAGCCAGTCGTGACCGGGGCCGCCGGGGTTCGCTGTCAGCACGATCCGCGTCGGCACGCCCTGCGCTGAGCGCAGCGTCGCGCGCAGCTCGTCGATCCCGGTCGGTGCCGGGAACTGCCCGGCCTCGTCGACGACGATCAGCGTGTAGGCGTGGCCCTGGTACCGCATCGCGTCCGCGTCGCGATCGAGGTAGCGCAGGCGCATGTACGCGCCCGTCGGCCACGTCCACGTCCGCGCCTGTGCGCCCCACTCCGCGCCCGTGAGCGGCAGGAGCTGCTGGCTGCGGACGACGACGTCCTCGAGCTCGGGCATCGTCCGCCGCAGATAGAGGATCCGCGCGTGCTCTGGGTGCTGCGTGGCGTGCGCGATGCACACGCCGATCGTCCCGTCGGTCTTGCCGCCGCCACGCGCGCCGCCGTAGAGGATGTCGTCGCACGGGCACGTCAGGAGCCGCGTCTGCGGTCCGGGGTGAGGCTGCCACGCGATTTCGTGCTGGCGTCGGGAGCGTTTGGGCACGTCAGGTGTCCGTCGGGGCCTGCGGGGCGCGCCCCCTCGCTGCCGCCCACGCGAGCACCTGCCGCGGCGTCACGCCGAGCGCGTGGCACCAATCGATCCATGCGTGGAGCGGGACGCCGACGCTGCCGACCTCCCATCGCCGGATCGAGTTGACGTGATACCCGGTGCGCTCGGCGAGCTGGGTCTGCGTTAGCCCTCGCCGCTGTCGCGCGGAGACCATCGTGGCGATGATGGCGTTCTCGGCGATCATCTCTCATCCTCACACGGCGCGGCGCGGACTGCCCACACGAGGGCGCTCGCGAGAGACTGGCGCGCGAGGTCATCGCACCCCCCGTCAGCGCCGATGGCGATCCCACACGCGAGCGCCAGCTCGGCGCGACGGTCGGCGCAGTCTGCCAATCGGTACCCGCCGAACACGCGGAAGACCTCGCGGAACTCGGCCACAGCTCGGAGCGCGTGGAACACGCCGTCTCCGTCGGTGTAGTGCGCGATCAGCGCGTCGCGCTTGTGTGTCTGCGTCGTGAAGAGTTCAGCGGTCATCATCGGTCGTCCTCCATCCGAAGCCCGCGCGGCCGAGCAGGCTGCATCACTCAGAGCTCGCGCTCGACGGGTTGGGTTGGGTGGTCTGGTGGTGGCCGTCGCGAATCTCGGCGGCGGCGTCTCCCGCCTCGAGGATCTGCCCTGTTGTTACGCTCTCAAGGCGAGGCGTGAGCATCATCGGGCGACGGCGGATTGCTGCGTCCTGACGGCGCAGCAGCCACGCCACGACAGCGGCGCGCTCGTCTTGCTTGCCGCGCTCGTAGGCGGCTCGTTCTTTGTCCGTCATTGCCTCACCCTCCGCAGAACGGCGACCGCATAGGGCCGCCCGTGTTGTGGGTCGCGCAGCGCCCGGTTGCCTGTTGCGTAGGCCCGCAGCGCGCAGGTCAGGTCCCCGCCGCACCGCCGACGCCAGCGCCGCAGGATGCGGACGCCCTCGAGCCTGTTGACGGCGGGGACGTGCAGCGCCCACGCCGGGAAACGCGAGAAGCGCCGCGCGACCTGCATAAGCCCGGAGCAGCAGGCATTGCGGGCCATTGTGTTTCCGCGCGACTCGACGTGGACGATGGCCTCGACCAGCCCGCGCGGCAGGTCCGGGGTCGGTGGCGTCCAGTGCCACGCGAGGGCGGCGAGTAGGAGGATGGTGGTCATGGCTTGCCCTCTCGTGTGTCGAGCAGCACCGTTTCGCCGTCGTCATCGTAGTAGACGACACCATCCAAAGGGTGCGCGCTGTACCGTCCGTTGACGTGAATGTAGTTGCTGGCGCTGGTGATTCTACCAACACCAGCAAGGCGCCACCCGCCTCCGGGGGGTTGGTAGTACAGGGCGACCTTGCGGCCACGCTTTGCGGGCACGCCGTATGTGTCGCGAACGTAAGCCATGCTCATCGCTCAGTCCTCCAGCCAGCAGCCGCGCTGCTTGTATTCGCCGATCGCGAGCTGATCCGCGACGGCCTCCTGCAAGTCGGCGGGCACCTCGTGCCACGCGCGATTGCACTCCGGATGCGCCTTCCATGTGTGCGGCCCGTCGTTGTCCGGGTGCCAGACCGTCTCACGCCGGTACGTCTTGCCCGGCTCGATGGGCTCTCCGCACCACGCGCAGGTGTGGCGCTTGCGTGCGGTGGTCATCGCAGCCACCGCCCCAGCACGGTCGCGGCGACGAACACGAAGCCCGACACGAGCCCCACGCCGCCGAGGACCCACGCCCCGGCGACGAGCCACGAGGCGGCGTCCTCCGAGGCGATCGAGACGGCGGTGGCGATGCAGCCGAGGATGGTGGCGGCGACGATGGCCGCTGCTGGGATGTCTTCACGCTTCATCAGTCGCCTCCGCATGCAGCCGCAGGACGCGGCGGCCGAGCTCTTCGGCGTTGTTGTCGCTGTCCTCGAGGATGACGAGGACGATCGCGAGCAGGCGCAGCGCCTCGGCGACGTCGAGCGTCTCCGGGTCGCGCGCGGCGATGCGCTCGCGGATCTGTGTGAGTCGGTGGTGGTGCATGATCTCTCCTCAGTGGTGGCGGCACCCCTGCCGCGTCGTCACGCTCGCACTACTCCCCGCCGCTGTCAACACCATCGCCCGAGATTCTTGCAGGCTCCTCGACGGCCGCCTGTTGCGCGGCCCACTCCTGCGGACTCGCTGCCGGTGCGGGGATGACGATCACCCGCTGCGTCTGCTCGCCGCTGTGCTCGACCTGCTCGCGGCGGACGTAGCCGTGGCGGCGCTCGAGGAGCCAGGCGGCGGCTCCCCACGACCGCGGATCGGACGCGGCCTCGCGCACGCGCTCGAGCATCTCGACGGCGTCGGCGGCCTCGGCGGCCTCGAGGTCGCGCACGAACTGGCGGTGGCCTTCGTGCTCTGGCGCGTCGGACGTGCGGCCTCGGCGCAGCCAGGCGTAGAGCGTCTCGACGCGGATGCCGGCGGCCTTGGCTGCGATCTCGCGCGTCGCA